AGAGTTGTTCCCGCCGTCTAAGGGCAACTTTGCGACTCGCGGGGAATCAAAGGATGGACAATTATTCGGATATGGAAACTTCAGGGGGGACGAACCGCGTGGATTCGGCGACTCCGGCTCCGCCGCCAGATTTTTCTATTGCGCCCCATTTGAAACAGGAAGGTCCGCATTAAAAAGATTTATATACACACCTAAGGCGTCACGGCGCGAACGGGAGGCCGGGCTTGAGAGCCTCCCGGCCGTGACCTATGCCCGCTCGGGAGGTGCCCAAGGTGCGGAGCGGCGCGGCGAGAATGAATACCTTATCAGCAAGATTAAGAACCCTCATCCTTGCGTAAAGCCCATCGCCCTCATGCGGTATCTTTGCCGCCTCGTCACCCCGCCGGGCGGGACAATCCTGGACCCGTTCGCCGGCTCGGGGACAACCGGGATTGCCGCAACGCTGGAGGGGTTCAATTTCGTGCTAATCGAGAAAGATCCTGACTATGTGAGAATTGCGGAGAAGCGGGTCGAATATTTCGCCACGGCGGGGGAACGAGGGAAACAATGACCAGGATTCTCGCCGGCCTCGTGGTCCTCGGGCTCGTCGCCTGGCCCATCCTGACCATCGTCTACGTGATGGACCCCCGCCGTCCCCGCCGACCCAAACATCCCTAATACCCCGTGATCGACGACACCCCGGAATCCGAAGAAATGGAATCCACAAGAACCGGATACGGCGGGTTCGATACCCTCAACTTGTCCAACTCCTCCTTGGACCGCCGCTGAAACCTATACTTCATCAATTTCGCCGACATGTCGAGCAAATCCTGCGTCAGGGACGACGGCCACGTCCGTATCTCCCCGATGAGTTCCTTCATGCTCCGGTGGACATAGATTTCCCCGTTCTTCATCGGGTCAAGAAGCCCCAATATATCGGAGTTCTTGATGTCCTTCGATACATCCCGGGGCATTTCCTGGATACTGATGTTGGCCTTTCGCACCCGCCGGGCCTCCAGGATGTCCTTGAAAATATACTTCTGTGCCCCGAATGTCTCGACCATCCACAGGCGAACCCCCCATTGCTTGTCCATGGCAAATATCTGGTCAAGAAATTCGGACGGGTCCTTGAGCCTCCCGCACCACGTGTCGATGATGAACTTCCGGTTTGAATCCCGGGGTTGCCCCCCGATGACAAGGGCGTTCCGGCTCCCCTTCTTCATGAGCCGCGTTTCCGCGAATCCCCCGGGGTCAATCATCCCGAAAAGGGTCATGTCCGATACCCGCCACTGCTTCCCGTCGTCCTCGCAGGTGATGTAAATATCTTCCGCGTCCCCAGGGAGAACCTGTTTGTCGAACCGGTAATACCGCAACCACGCCCCGTCGAACTTCGTCAGGATGGACTCATCCCGGGGGTTGTTCATGTGCTGGGCGTAGAACACGGCCTCCTTCTCCGGGTTCGCACGCATGTCCATATAGTATTTCGTCGAGAACACCTCCGGCCAATTCGATTCCCCGGGGTCGGAGTCCGGGTTCTGGAGCCACGTGATATTGTCCGCATTCTGGAGTCCCGCGTCCTTCAGGGCGGGGACAATGAACCACTTGTATTCCCGGTAGTTCTCCTGGATATAAATGCCGAGATCCCCCACGCCCCAATGCGTCCCCTTTAGCCTGACCAGGGACGCCCTCGGACTATTCATGTCCGGCTCAATGAGGAGTTCTTCGATATTGTCGAACCAACGGAAAGCGTCCTCCATCACCACGGGCGACTCAAACCCCTTCTCCCCAACGAGGTCGTCCGGGGCAACGATGTCGAAGTGTCCCCCCTGCGAGGCCCCGCGAATCCCGACACATTGGATTGTCCCCTCGGGATAGACGCCGACACGCGGGAACTCCAGGCATTTGGTTGACCACCGCCGCGTCCTGGTGTATGAACGGTCAACGAGCTGGAGTTCTGGATACATCCACCGCAGACGGGCATTCCTGATGACGTGGTTCCCTATCTGCCCGACCCACTTCGAGGCCGTGTCCTCTTTCTCCGAGGGAATGAGAATCCTGACCTCGTTGTTCTGGAGGTATTCCCACAGGTTCCCCAATATCGTGAGATGGGTGGTCTTTCGCCAACCCCGAGGTTCAAAGGCGGCAAGCCGAAGGATGGAGTGGTCCTGCCAGGCGTCGAAAATAGGCTTATGGATGATTGGCGAGGCGTCCCCGCCGGACTTGGGCATATACCCGCCGACATCCTTGATGAAATACCACAGGCTCCGGTCGCACGCCTTTCTCCGCCGCAACCAATCCCGGGCCTCGGCCGGGGGAAGGCTAGAATACCACGACCGGAGGAGTTCCCTCCGATTATAACTCATGGCAAACTGTTGCGGGTGTCCAGACCGTCAAGGTAGTCGTCCAGTTCGTCCCGCATTTGTTTCTGGTGCTTAGGTTTCTCCGTGTCCAACCCGGTCGGACCCTTGCTCCGCCCATCTGCGGCGACAACCCCGAGGTGCCGCCCGATGGCAAGTGTGGCGTCTATCTTATCCCTGTCCCTACTCTCCGACGAGTCCCGGATGGCTTTCAAGACCTCCAGGTTCCGGTCCAACTCCGCGATGTTCTTTGTCCGCCATGCCCCGACTGCGACAGAATCGGGGGACAACGATGAGGCCGGGGACACAGAACGCCCCCTATCTCACGGCCAGGCGAACAACAAGGCTGATAATCCCGCCCACAACAAGCCCGGCGACACCCCCAATGAACCCCATCTTGACCTTCATGGCCACGAGGACCTCCTTGATGTCGTCCGTCTTTCCGTCAAGAGCCTCATAGCACAGGTTCAGTCGTTCAAGTTCCTTCAGCACGTATTTCGACCACTCATTCCAACCGTTCGGACTATCTGGCGACATGGGCATGCTCCTATTTGTCCGTGTCGTCTGCCGCCCCACCGGGATATGCGGCCGGGGCGGGACCGGATCTCCCGCCGGAAATTTTCCCACCCAAGTCCATGACCGGCAATTCATCGGTCAACTTTCTAAGTTTTTCAATGTTCGACTCGGGACACCAATTAGTTCCTATGGTTCTCATTGCCCTACCCCCCCTACTTCTTGAACGCCACATAGGCCACCCCCACGATAACCCCGACAATGACACCCGTCTTTACCCGGCCAAGCAGTCGGGACAGTCGAAGGTCTCGGGCCAAGGACTTCCTCAATTCATCACAAGCCTCGGCCTGGGCCAGGGTCTTCTCGTATAGCCCCCTGTATTTGTCCCCGATAACCACGGCCGCATCGTATTTCGCCGTGAGGGCAAATATGACCGATTGCTGGTCCGAAATGACCCCCTGGGCCAGGGAGAACTTTTCCTTGAGGGCCACGACCTCGGCCGATAGAAGGATCACCCGTTCGGAGTCCGTCGCGGCCGCGGCCAGACGCCTCTCCAGGCCGGCGATTTCCTCGTCCTTTTTCCCGATGGCCGCATTCGTCTGACCAATGGAACCGTTCAACTGACCAATGATGGAATCCTTCTTGGCGATGATGTCCCGCTGTCTCTCGACCTCGCGGAGGGCCTCCTTGGTTTCGGCGCGGGAAACACGAAGGGCCTTGTATGCCCCGAACCTGATTGACGTTGAGTCGTATACGTCACACCCCCGGAGAAGCCAGACGGCAAATAGCCCGACCAGCACAACCCCGACATACACCGCAACATTTTTCTTCTTCATCGGATATTGACCCCCAAACGTTTTTCCAGGCCCGTCCTGACTCCGGTCTTCTGGGCCCGTATGGTATCCGTATAAAGCCTCTCCCAATCCTCTTTCTGAAACGTATACTGCCTGCTCCACGATTGATGGGGAATCTGGCCAAGAGTCTTTGTCATCTCGTCGGCCACATCGCGGAACTCCTTATTCCAGGAGAACAACTCGTTCTTTGCCGCCTGAATATCACCTTTTTCGATGAATCTTTGTGCCCTAAGCCGAGCCGTGTTATACCCGACCTCGGCCTTGTTGTTGACCCGGAAAACGTCGTCCGTCAGGGACGGAACCACACTCCTTGATACCCGCCCCTTTATCTGCTCCATGATTGCGCCCGGCGTCGGGTTCCCGCCGAAACTCCCGAACAGGTTCCGCATGACAGATTGGACCTTGAGCGGCGAAATCCCCAGGCGTTTCCCGATTTCCCGGAACACGTCCGGGGTATATTCCGTATACTGCTCCTCCGGCTTAACGGACTGAAGTCGTTCCGGGACGATTGGTTTTCCCCAATACAAGTCTCGTCCGCCTGGACCACTGGCCAACTCAACCGGAGCCTTGAACACGGGGGGCATAAGCCCGGAGATGGCCCGCCCGAGGTCAACCTTCCCGCCACGTTCGAACTCTGTCGGGGAGAGTTCGTTCAATAGCCGCAGGGCCTCCTGCCCAATGTTGACCTTCTTCTTTGCAAACATGAAGTCAAGCATGTGTTCAATGGGGTTGAAAATCATCGTCCCGATGTCGCCCTTCGGAATCGGGACATAGTTCACTTCCTCCCGCTTCGTTTTCGGGTTCGTTTTCATCCCCGTGACAATGACAAAATATTTGTCCCGGATATCCTGGGAAATGGCCGCGTGTTCTTCCGGGAAAAATGCCCGGTTATACAGATACGTAATAAGTCCTGGGGTAAGGACCCACGCGGCGGCCTTTGTCAACGCCTTCGCCGCCGGGACACCCCACTTCCCCTTCCCGGCAAGTGTGCCTATGGTAGCATATTTCGCCTGCATACGGGCGTTGAGGAACGGAATCCAGGAACTAAACACCTTGACGGTGTGTCCGGCCATGTTGAAATCAACCGTTCCGCTCCTCGCAAAGAAGGCCGCCTCCTCTGGCGTGTATCCCATTTTCATGGCCTTCTTCATTATCCCAAGGCGGGGTGTGAGTTCGGTCGTCGTGACCAGGGCGCGGAGAAGACTGAGGGGGTTTGTGACCGTCCGTCGGAACTCGCCCATCGGCCCCTCAAAAAGCCCCTTGGACTTCATGCCCGGTGCCGTCCCACGCTTTCCAAGCCCAGCCCGCGTATAGTCCCTCTGAATCAATCCCCCGAACCCGCCGCCCTCTTCCATGTATTGGCGGAACAGTTTCGTGTTGAATCCGAACGCCGGGCCAACGGACTGAAAAAATCCCCCAACCCAGGCCGCAGGGCTAAATGGAATCGGGGATGTCGTGGCCCACATCTGGATATCACGGAATATGTTCCCGATGGCAAACGGGAGATAATACCCCGTTGTCCCCGCCGTCATGAGGCTCCTCGTCCCGCGAAGGACGGAATCAAGGATGGTGATTTCCTGGGTGTTGAAGTTTTGCAGGGACTCGATGATTTCGTTCGGGGCCGCCCACTTCTCCACGATCCCATCCCTGATGACACCGAACATCCCGCCGCCCTTCTTTGGCTTTTCCCCTCTCTTGAGTTTATACAGTATCTCCTTGGTCCACGATGATTTTTCGGCCAAGTCTGACAGGCGGAGAAGGGCCAGGTTCTTTTCGACAAGGTGCCGAGTGATAAAAAGGCGGTCCATGATAGCCTGGGCGGGGTGAATCATGGACGACTCTTTTGGGGCACCCTCAAGACTATACAGGATATCCTGGGAAATCTTGAAATAGTCCTGCCCCGGCTCCATTTTGTCAACGTTGTATTTCTCGATATAGGACTCTAGTTTTTCGACTATCTCATACGGCAACCACGCCTTGTTTCTTTCCCTGATTATGGCATACCCCTTGGGGGTGAGGATTTTCGCCTCGACCATTGGGACCAATATTTCGGCGTCGGCCCATTCGTAAAACCGCTGGGCGGTGTCCTCAATCAATTTCATCTCGGTCGGGGTCATGGACTTCCGCATATTCTCAAGGGCCTTGGCAGACGTTTCAAGTGTCACCCCGCCGGGGTTTTGGTAGCCCCACTCGGCCCGCTCGATGTTCCTCCGTATAATGAGGTAGTCCCAAAGTTCTGCCTCATACTGTCTTGCCGGGTGAAGGATTGTCTTGAGCCGCTCCCTCGCCCCGACAACTCGGGCATTCGTGATGGCCGACAGTCTCCTGGACGCCGCATAGGCGGATTCACCGATGGGAACCTTCTTTCCGGTCGTTTTCCCGATTTCTTTCTCCAGGCGGTAAATCGGGTCATACCGGTCAAGCATCTCGTATGTCATGGTCTTGCCGAATCTCTCGGCTTCCGCATACGCCTGGTCCCACGCGGAACCCCCCCGGTGAACCTGGTTCCTGATGGCCACTTCCTCTGGAGATAGCGTTCTCGGCTTTCGCTTCGGCTTGAATCCAGGGGGGACAATCCCAACCGAGGTGTCAAAGAATCCGCCCTCGCCGTCGGCAAGATAGGTCTTGCCCGTCCCCCGCGATTGCCAAATTTGCCCCTTGTCTCCGGTGACCGCGTATTCTACATCATCCGGGAGCTGGTCGATTGTTAGTTTCGGCCCATTCCCCGCCGTCGTTTCTTTCGGGGTCACGACCAGATCAGGGTAGTCTTTTAGGACATCGGCAGGGACTGGTTTGCCCATCTTCAGCGATTTTACGGCATTTCGGATTCTGGAAACTTCTTCCTTCGGAAGTAATATTTCCAACGACCTTAAAGTTCCACCGTTTGGATTACTGGAAAAATCCGCAATCGCCCTTTTTATCGAGTTGTTCTTTTCTACGAAATGGGCAATAGACTGCTCGATAATTGGGACAGCCTTATCCCCGACAAACGCACCGATAGTCTTTTCTCCCCTGGAAATAGCCTCCGATAATCTATGTTTACCATCAATAACGATAACATCTGGAGGCACACCAAAGCGTCCCTCTAATCTGCCAACCTGATTTACGTTGACATCAACAATAATTGGTCCAGCACTTGTTGATCTTCCAGTAATCGGCGATGCTGTTCCAACAGAATTTATCGGAATATCCATTTTCCTAAAATGGCTACTTGGAACCCACTTGTCAACAACATCGCTCCTTATTCTTCCGACATTCCCCGGTTGTTCCATAAGGATTGATCCGACATCATCCCTTGTCATTTCCAACAATTCTTTTGGTTTCGCAGATGAAATGGCCACTTCTTTGGCGATGGGCGACGGGCCCTTCGGCCCAGGGGCCACAACCTCGGCCACCGCCTCCGTCATTGACTTCACGGCCGGCGGAGGCAACGGCTTGGGTTCCGGGGAAAGCCCCCCCTCGGCCGCCAGTCTTTTTTCGCGGAGCTTCTTCTTGCCGGCCTCATACTTGGCTATCTCTTCTGGAGAACCCTGGAATGTCGGCTCCTCAACAGGATATGGGTTTTTCATTCGGCTCCGTTCTGTTCTTACCCCGAACGGAGAAGATTGATATGTGCCCCTCCGGGAAACGATGTATTCGGCGACTTCCGGGCTAAAATGACCCTCCTCCATGAAGTATTCTACGAGTTCCTTTTGGGTCGAACCCTTGTCATTTGTGAGGACATCGGATATCCAATCCATCACCCGCTCTGGATATCCACCCTCGGGTTCGCCAGGCCAGGCGGTTCGTTTTGCCTGGGCGTTTACTTCTTTGTAGAGTTGTTCCACTATGTCCTTGGACATCGCCTCCTTTGGACCCGCCGCCCCCGCCGCCGACTTCACGGCCGGCGGGGGGGGCTGGGTTGTTTTTGCGGGAGGTGGTTCTTTCGGCGGCTTCTTCGCACTCTTCCCGAGAACAAAATCACGGAGGTCCTTCCGAAGCGGCACACCACCTTCGACCGGTTGGACTCCCCGCACCTGACTCACCGGGGCGACCGCCTCCGGTTGCGTCGTCCCCCGCATTTTCGCCGGCAACTCCTCGCCCGTGAATATCCGCTCGATTTCCAGCCACGCCTCCTCGGGGATGTTCTTTGTTCCCCGAAGATCCCTTGCCGCAGACCTCACCTCCTTAGAAGACAGCGGCTTTCCCCCGGCCAGCCTCGCCCCGTATTTCATAAGAAGGGCACTCCCAAGGATGCTTCCGCCAAGACGGATGCCCGCCTGCTTCTCTGGATTGTCCGTAACCGTTTCGGCAACGGCGGCGACGGCATGGTTCACCAATTCAAGCGGGGAAAAGGCAACCCCGGCAATCGTCTTGCCCCATTCAGTCTTTGGCTGATACGTCCCGATTTGGCCGATCCTCCCCAGTTCGGCCTCGGCCGTTTCCAACGGCCCGACGGGGGACGCCCCGACACCCCTCGTCTGGAGGCGTTCAAGGACCTTGGGGGCCGCCGCACTTGCCCCGCCCAATGCCCCAAGGATGAAGGCCCCGGTCCCGGATGCGGCCGTCAACGCGGCCTCGCCAGCCCCGACTATCGGCCTAAGAAGCGGATTCCCACGGGGGGTAAAACTCTCGGCCACGGTTTTTAGGATAGACTTCCCCTTCTTCTTTTTTTGCCCCCCCGCCTGATTGGTCACATCCTCCGGGTCCCCGAATCCGACTGGCGGAGGAGGAATGGCGGCAACTTGCCCATGAACACCGGTCGCCTGGAAATCCTCCGGGTCCCCAAATCCGGCTGGGGGCGGAGGAATAATGCCCTCGATGCCCACTTCTTTGGGCTTGGCCTTTGGGGGTTTAGGAAGCACTTCGGTCATGGATTTTTCCTATCACACTATTTCTTGACCATTCCCTGAACCCACGGAACCCACGCCTTGCCATCAAAGACAATCCATTGACCCGCACTATTCACCTTTGAATTGGTCTTGTCATACCCGGCTTCGTATGGCGTCCCGGCAACAGGTTGCTTGGGCATCGGTGGCGCCGGGACAGTTCCTCCGGGAACGCCAAACTCGGAGGCAAGGGCATCCATATTCGCACTTACCGATTGCCACAACTGGGACAGGGAAGAATCTAATTGCGTTCTCCAGGTTTTCTCAAACTCCGGCCAATCAGGCTGGAGAAAATTTCCGCCTGCCTTGGCCTCTAGATACGCCTTATCATAATCTTTTCTGATATTCGCCGCCTGGGTTTGGTAATTGTTGAGCAGTGTGCCGTATGCCCGCTTATAGGCCGCCGCGGCCTGTGCGTCTATCCTTGCGAGGGCATCGGCACTCACCTTTGCGTCCGCACTTATTTTTGCCCACCCTTGCCGTATTCGCTCGTCCCCTTGTTTCATCGCCTCATCGTGACGGGCCTTGGCGGCGACCTCTTTGTCGCGGCTCAAAGCCAAAGACGACTCCCGATATGACTTCAAGTCTTCGCGGGACTGCTTGGCGGCACCTTGCTCCCCCTCCATCTTTTGTCGCGCCAACTGATTTTTTATCGCATCCTGGGCCAACGTATAGTTCCAGGACCGCTCCTGAATGTCCCGCTCATACTGCTGTTGCTTGACGGCTAGAATCATATTCAGGATATTCTGCCAATTCTGACGCTGTTGGGCCTGTTGCTGTAAGGCGTATTCAGCTGGACCGCCATATCCGTTCATGATACACCCCCGTTCCAGATATCAATATATCAATATGTCGGCATCCCCAAAAGAAGTGCCAACAGCGACTGCAATTCCCTCATATTCGGGCCAGCCCCCATCTGCGGAGGCGGCTGTTGGACCGGGGGACGAGAAAACGGTGCCCCCGCCCCGGTGGTCGGAAGCGGGGTCGGCGCAACCTGCGTTTTTTGCCCCTGCGGGAACATCCGCTGGGCCATGAGAAGTTGTAGAATCTGCATCCCCAACTCCCCAAGTCCGCCCCCAAAATCAGGACCCTTCATGTATGGATTGTAGAAACTTGCCATTGTCAACCTCCGTTGTCTACCGTTCCCCGGCTACCCACATAATTTTGACAGCCCGAGAAGGCTCATCCCCGCCCCGGTCAACCCGCCAAGGAGTTGGCTCCCAAGTCCGGGCGTATACTGTTGCGGCATCCCCTGACCCGTGGCAAACTGCATGGCCGCCGACAACCACGGGTTATTCTCCGGTGTCATCCTCTGCCAATTATTATAAAGGTTCTGGGCCATCGTATTATATTGCCCCGCCATTTGCCCGCCGAGCCCAGACGCCTGGCCGAGAAGACCCTGGTCATACCCGGCGTATTGCCCACCGAGGCCAGCCAAACCGGCCGCCCCCTGGAGTGCCCGATTCCTCGCGGCCTCGGACAACCCGGCCGTCCCCGCCCCCAGGGACTCCAGCATCGGGACACCGGACATCATCCGTTGTGCCGCCGCCTCCTGGGCCGCCATCTCCTGGGCCGTCGTCGCCACGCCGAGTTCGGTCATCCGTCGCCCGGCGATATCCTGGGCCGTTCTCCCGAGCGGGGTTGACCACCGTGTTCCGCCTAGCCCCGCCTGCTCCGCCGCCCCCTTGATGGCATCCTCGATGTCATACTGGGCCTGCCGTTTCGCCGCCAGATATTGCGGGGTCGTCGATGTCGGCATCCCGCCCTGCCCATACATCCCCGTGAGCCAGTCCGACGCCTGTCTCCATTGTCCAGGGTCCGGTGTCCTGTCCCCATAGGCGAAGTTGCTATAAACGTCCCCCGCCTGCCCCCACTCGGTCGGGTATTGGATTCCGGTGGATGCCCCGATGTCGGTCACGGGAATCTGCCAGTTCTTCCAATAGTCGGCCCACGGGTCACCGCCGACAACCGATCCGGAACCCTGGGACCCACCCCATCCGCCCCCGCCGGCATCTGGTCTGGTAACGCCTGGAAGGCCGAGGTAATCTTCCCAGTTCGAGGACATATTCGGGGTCATCCCCCATGTCCCGAGGTTCCCCCCGTATTTCCCGTATAGATCCTTCACGTTTGAGCGGGACTGGAAACCGTAGTCCGGGTTCCAGACAAGGCCCCCGCCCCAGGACGGATTGCGATACCACGAACCGGACATATTCGCCGCCCACGCATCGGCGGCGGCGTTATAGCCCGGGTCTGACGTAGACCATTTTTGATATGTCCCAGGTTGGCCCACGGGACTCCACCCGGAGGCCGTTCCCGTGGCTGTCCCCGAAGTCGCCCCAGGGGTCGTCCCCGTCCTGATACGGAATGGCCCAACCTTGTGGGATTGCTCCGCCGCCCCTGCCGTCCCCGATGTCCCCGGACCACCCCAGGACACAGCCCGGGGGGACTGGGAGTCCCATGTGATTTTCGATAAGTCCATCATTTTACCACCCCCACGCCCTCATCGTTCTCCCCATCTGGCCCCTATTAGTTCCCGCCGTAGAATGGGTTCCCCATCGGCTTCAAATATCTGTCATAACTAGTCTTTAGGCCGTCGTTCATGAACCGTTGAAACTCGTCCGAAATTTCGCTATACACCGAGGACAATTCCCCACTGGCCCCCGGAAGCCCACGCCTAAACCTATTCTGCGTCGGGTTTGTGATGGGGTCGTTGACCCACCGACTCCACGGCCGAACTCGCATCAGCCCCACCAGTTGCGGCGTGGATTCGCCCCGCCACGCGGCGCTCTTGTTCCGGTAGTCTCAGAATCATAATCCCGGCGGTCCCGACCATATCCGCCGCGGACAGACCCCCCCGATTGGGACCCACCATCATACGGACTAACATCCGGCTCAGCATTCCTGAATCCCCCACCCCCCGCAGAACCACCCTGGGCAACAGAGAACCCCGAAATCCCGGCCCCAGTCGGCATCCCAGCCATTCCATAAAACTGCGGGGCCTTATACCCGCCATAGCCCATTTTCCCGGCCAAGGTGTTCGCCACCATAAGCTGAAGCGGGTCTTGCGCAACACCAAGCGGCCCCGTGTAGGGGGTGGCCCCCCTATTGACACCGGACGACATCAACCCAATTAGTGCTTTCCTTATGTCCTGGGCATCCTTCGGGACACCCGAAATAATTTCTATCGGCGTACCAGACCAATCACACATTTCCGACCTCCTTGTCCCCCGTGGCTTCCCCCGCCGGGAAAGTCGGGAAAGTCCGACCCAAAATGTATCTATCGTATAATTTCCCGTCCCACATGAAGTCGTTCTTTATCACCGCATCAACCCCAAAACCGAATAACCCGGCCAACTTGACAATCTTCGGGTCCGCCGTTTCGCTATTCATCCTCACAAGGCCGGTCCCGGCGGCAAATTCATCCACCAGTCGCCGTCCCTCCCGAATAATGCTTTTCCCAAAATCAGACGGGTCCCAATATTTCAGCGACACCCGGCACTTGAACCCCCGGATGATATCGGCAAATATCAGCAGACCATCGAGATTCCCGATTTCATAGGCCACGTGGAATCCGCACGATGGGTCCTTCGAAAGAACACGATAGAGCATGGACCAAATGTCCCTGGAGTTCCTGTGTTCGTCCGACACGTAGAGGTATCCACTTGCCATGAGTTCGGCAAGGTTGTCGATCTGATTCTCATTGAGAACCCTCATGGGACGGAAGAACCGATAGCCAGCCATGCCCGCCACTCTACTCACCACTCTGCCCCCATCGTGAGATTGTCCGACGGACGCGGATAAATGAGATACCCAATATCCAGATGAACAAACGTTTCCCCACGGGCCAGATATTCCCTATACCCTATCCGCATCTCGTCGCACGTGTCCTTGACAACCCTCACGAAATCTTCGACTTCTTCCCTGGACCCAAGCCCTATGTCTGCGGCCAGGCCAAACATGTGGACGCTTAGGGGTTCCCCGCCAACCGCCCTGTTCCATTCGGGACACCGATAACCGGAGTTTATGGCCATCGGCTTCCCCCAGGCAGTCCTGATGGACTCAAGGAACCCGAAGAACTCCTCATAGCAATACAGAAGTTCACCTTCCTCATCCCGCCACATCGGGGGGAGTTTCCCACAATGCTTACACTTGAACTCGTCCTCGTCAAAGTGTTTCGTTATTTTCGGCATGGCCGCCGCCTCCCCCCCCTGTCCCCTTACCCCTTCTTCCAGGTCGAGATTGTGTCGGTAATGGTCAGGGACCCAGCCACAAACCCGACGCAGTAAATCATGACCTTGGCGTATTCAACGAACCAATCAAGGTCAGCCCCGGTGAACAGGCAGACGTAATAGGCGACAGTTATTAGGGCCACAGCCAGGAGGGCGATTTTAGCCCGCCGGCCCCAAGCCCGTCGCTCTCCGTTCCCACCATTGCCCACGGTTCGCACACCATCAGTCATTTGCCTTCCCCCCGACCGAAATCCCGACAAACGTCCCGGCCGCCGTCCCGGCGGCGTATGAAAGGATTAGTCCAACCTGGTTGGACGTTATGATATTGTCCAGGACCAGGACCGTCAGGGCCGTCAGGACAAAGGCCAGCACCGACGCAGAAAAAGCCCGGCGGTGCGAAACGAGGATGTAGTATTTTGCGATTAGGACATCCTGAACCATGCCTAACGCGAAATATACGGCGTATAATGCCAGACGGCCCATCGTCGCCCCCATCACTCATTGTCAATACTCCAAACCGGGTCCATTTTTTCCTCAATATGCTATGTTGTGTCCGGCCGTATTCCCGGAACCAGAATCGGACACGCCGTACGCATTTTCCCAGACATTCCCAGTATAAATATTGTTATCTCCGCCAGCGATAAAGAGAATCTCATTCCCCCCTCGATTGGCCTCAAATGTATTTCCCGTAATACTATTTTTATCGCCATAGACAACAAGTTGGTTATAGTTGAATCGAATTATATTGCCAGTCACCGAACATAGGTTAGCCCCAGTAAAAAGCGTAATGCCATTTCTGGCGACAGACCCAGAACCGGTTATAACCATACCAGTAATTTTTGTGCCGGGACGACAAACAAGGATTTCATGGTCTCCAGCTATGGCAGATGAGCCAAGGCCAATCCACCCCCCTGTAAATGTATGATACCCACCAGCGGCCGCGCCGTCGCCCGTGGTGTATTCGTTGATTACACCCCCAACCATCTGGTCGAACATCGGACAAATAACCCCAATAGCTAATTGGCCCCAATCTATGCCCGAAGCCTTTTCCTGGTACAGGAAAACAGCGTGTTTACTGAGTATGCAATGCCAATGGTCAAAATTGATTCCCTCGCAAGCGTGACGCTCGCTAGAGAGAAATGTCCATGCCCCGAGTTCTGTTTCCACAGACCTGAGATACGCCCCATATTGGACGCGCTCGACACTTCCGCCCCGGACCATACCATTTACGCAACTCAAGAGACGATATCCAGTACTGCCAACACCGTAAGACCCGCCAAGAAACTGATTTACATAAACATCTTCGGCAACAAATCCCCAAAAACACCGCAAATCGAGGGCGTACTTCCAGTAGTACAGCGATAAATCCCTGAAAATATACGATTCCCTGGCAGAGTTCCGGTATCCCTCGAAACAGATTCCGGTATATGTATTGTCCGTTCCAAGTTGATAAATGGTCATACCCGAAATTACAACAGATAACTTCGCGTTTGCGCCGTTTTCTTCTGCCCCGTAAGAACTCTGCACAAAGCCATTTGTGTTTGTAAAAGTAACATAGGTATGCCCAATACCATGGCCCAATATTGAAAATCTGTTGATACTACCACTTACTGTGACGGGTATTGTTTGTGTATATGTCCCCTTCCCCAGAACAAGGACATCGCCATTAGCCATCGCCGTCACCGCATCTGACAACGTATTGGTGCCGGGCGTGACATAGGTTATGCCATAAGCCGACGCTCCCTGGACTCCCTGCGGACCAGTTGAACCAGGAGCACCAGTAGTGCCCTGAACCCCCTGCGTTCCTTGGTTCCCCTGTGTTCCCTGATTACCCTGAGGACCAGTAGCCCCGGTAGAACCCTGTGCCCCGCTTGCCCCTTGTGCCCCCGTGGACCCTTGGTTGCCCTGATTACCCTGGTTGCCCTGAGGTCCAGTCGCCCCGGTTGCTCCCTGGGCACCAGTAGACCCTTGATTCCCCTGGTGACCCTGATTTCCCTGCGTCCCCTGATTTCCTTGAGACCCCTGGGCTCCTGTGGCCCCAGTGGAACCCTGCACACCCTGAGCCCCCTGGGCCCCCGTGGCACCTTGACTTCCGGTTGCCCCCGTCGCCCCTTGGGCTCCAGTCGAACCCTGGGAGCCCGTTGAACCAGTCGAACCTTGTGCCCCAGTAGCCCCCTGCGGACCCTGTGCCCCGGTATCTCCCTGTGGACCAGCCGCCCCGGCGGCACCTTGAGGTCCCGTTGCTCCGGTTGAACCCGGGGCCCCTTGGGCACCGGCAGTTCCCTGGTTACCCTGGGTCCCCTGGTTACCCTGTGGCCCGGTGGCCCCAGTCGCGCCCTGGGCTCCCGTCGAACCCGTAGCCCCTTGGGGACCAGTCGCTCCCTGCGGACCAGTAGACCCAGTGGCACCCTGCGGCCCTGTAGCTCCGGTGGTACCCTGACTCCCCGTAGTTCCCTGTGCACCCTGGGCCCCTGCCGAACCTTGGGCTCCTTGGTTTCCCTGGTTCCCCTGATGGCCTTGGTTTCCCTGAGCACCAGTCGCTCCAGTTGCGCCCTGGGCCCCCTGGCTTCCCTGCGAACCAGTTGCACCCGTCGCACCTTGTGGGCCAGCGGCCCCGGTTGCCCCCTGTGAGCCTTGGGCACCGGTTGCCCCCTGCGGACCGGTGGCACCAGATGCCCCCTGCGACCCCTGAGAGCCAGTAGAACCCTGACTACCCTGGGCACCCTGGCTACCCTGGGCACCAGGAGTTCCAGGGGCCCCAGAAACCCCCTGTGTCCCCTGAGGACCCTGAGAACCGGCACTACCCTGGGCACCAGCATTGCCCTGGGTTCCTTGGGTTCCTTGACTTCCGGTAGAACCCTGAGAACCCGTAGCGCCCTGATTTCCCTGGGTTCCCTGTGTTCCCTGAGAACCCTGCGGCCCAGTTGCGCCCGTGGCTCCCTGACTACCGGTAGACCCCTGATTACCCTGAGTCCCCTGATTGCCCTGGGAACCCTGGCTTCCCTGGACACCCTGCGGCCCAGTTGCTCCTTGACTACCCGTAGACCCCTGTGGACCGGTTGAACCCACCGCCCCCTGGACTCCGGTTGCTCCCTGGGAACCGGTTGCCCCCTGACTACCCGTAGAACCCTGGGCACCAGTAGAACCCTGGGTTCCCTGATTGCCCTGCGGTCCAGCAGAGCCAGTTGCCCCCTGGGCTCCTGTGGCTCCTTGAGTTCCCTGTGAGCCTTGAGCGCCTGGGGCACCAAGGACGCCCTGCGGACCCTGAGGCCCAGTAGCACCGACAGAACCCTGTGAACCTTGTGCCCCGGTGGCCCCTTGCGAACCCTGGGCTCCGGTCGCGCCAGTTGTGCCTTGGTTCCCCTGATTACCCTGATTTCCTTGATGACCCTGAGAACCCTGGTTGCCCTGTGCGCCGGTCGAGCCCTGTGGGCCAGAAGAACCCGTGGCACCCTGAGGGCCCTGGGAACCCGTGGGACCCTGGGAACCAGTTGCCCCCTGCGAACCGGCATTACCTTGGGCACCCTGGGGACCCGTCGCCCCTTGAGAGCCAGTAGCCCCCTGATTGCCTTGAGTCCCCTGAGATCCGGTAGAACCCTGAGAACCGGTCAAGCCTTGCGGCCCCGTAGACCCGACACTACCCTGGCTTCCCTGCGGTCCAGATGAACCGGTTGCTCCCTGGGAACCCTGGGGTCCAGTAGACCCGACAGAACCCTGGTCCCCCTGCGGCCCGGTAGAGCCGGGAGCACCAGTTGACCCCTGACTGCCTTGACTTCCCTGGTTCCCCTGGTTACCCTGTGTCCCCTGACTTCCTTGGGTCCCGGCAGAACCCTGAGTGCCTTGGGTCCCCTGATTTCCCTGGTTGCCCTGATTACCCTGTGGGCCGGTTGATCCGGTAGCCCCCTGATTGCCTTGCGAACCCTGGGCACCTTGAGAACCGGTTGAACCCTGGCTACCCTGGCTACCGGAACTGCCTTGAGTTCCTTGGGCCCCCTGGTTACCCTGACTCCCTTGACTGCCCTGGGTTCCCTGATTACCTTGATTTCCTTGATTTCCCTGGCTACCCTGACTACCCTGATGGCCTTGATTGCCCTGGTTGCCCTGACTTCCCTGACTACCTTGACTACCTTGGCTTCCCTGGCTTCCTTGACTACCCTGACTCCCCTGACTTCCCTGGCTACCCTGATTTCCCTGGTTCCCCTGGTTGCCCTGCGTTCCCTGTGTGCCCTGGTCACCCTGGGGACCACCAAAGGCCCCCTGTGCCCCCTGGTTTCCCTGTGGTCCCTGGCTTCCCTGCGAGCCCTGGGCACCGAAAGAATACCACGCGGTATTATCGGCGTTGCGGACTTTCAGGATTGCCATTTTGTTATCCTAGATTCTAGCCCCCCCAGGCGGCCTCTTGTCGTATGGCGACTTCAAGGCAATAAGGTCGGCCTGAACCACAGAAATCTCGTTACCCCTGAAAAAGTCGTTCGGATAATACGTCACCGCCCGGCTAAGTTGGAACCTCCCCTTATATTCGGGCTGAATATACTTCGCAAATTCCCTGTCTGTGTAATACCAGAAGGAATTGATGTTCCAGAAACTCTTGTGCGTCGGGTCCTGAAACGCCCCCCGGCCATCCGTTGACGGAACATCAATGAACATCCACCCACCGGGGGCCAGAACACGATAAGCCTCGTTCATCGTGAATACGGGGTCAGCAAGGTGTTCAACAATATGAGAGGCCCGAAGGACGCCGACCGAACAATCAGGCATCGGCCACCGCTTTTCCAGGTCACAGATAAAATCTGCCGGGGGATGCTTATCAACGCTCGAATACCCCGGCCACTTATCAAATCTCCCGCCAAGGTCCAGGCACATCAGACCATTGTCAGCCGCCCACTTCGTCGCCATGTCCCGGCTATACTTACAATAGTTCGCCTCGGTCTGATTCTGGACATCGACATTCCAGACCCGGCAACTATTGTCCCCGTGAATCCTGTAAAGATAAAGACACTTGTCTATATGTCTAATTCCACTCGCCCCGTATTTAATGTAAAATCGGCAACATAAGTCGTGGTCGTCCCCTATCTTAATTCTCTCGTCGTGGCCCCCGATATCGAAATACGCCCTCCTGTCCCATGCCCGGACATGATTCGGTGCCCAGAAAACATACCGCATCATGTGGGGGGATGGCTCCCATCCGACCATCTCGCATAGCCGATGGCCGTTGTAATCGAAATCACGCCACTCCCACCCCCAGAACGACGAGTAATGGGTAGATGCCCATGTGTCTGAATTGAACTCTGCGGAGTTCGAATAGGCCATTACAACCCCGTCCCGAATGGCCCCCGCCACTTCGGCCAAACAGTCTGGCGTGAGAATATCGTCGGCGTCAAACTCCAGGATGATGTCGCCCAAGGAGTTCTGTGCGGCCAATTTCTTGAGCCGACCAATATTGTTCCCGTCGCCATTCCCGGCGACAACCCGAACCCTCCCGTCGGCCCTGATTTCGTCCGGGACATGCCCCCCGTTATTCTCGACAATGACCCACTCCCAATCTCCGTGGGTCTGCCCAACGAGGCTGGAATGGGCCTCAGAGATAAATTTCTCATGTGTTGACGGAAGGGGCGTAATGACTGAAATTTTCATGTCGTATCCACCCAAAACAACCCCGGCCTGGGGTCTGGCGGCTCGGTCGAAGTAATCCTGGCCTTCAACTCGAAAATCTCATACTCCTTCATCTGTTGTGACTCGACCAGGGCCGCATAGAGCCGACGAAGATACTCCCCGACATCCCCAGTCAGGTCCGTCGGGAACGGAAACGCCTTTATCACGCCACAACCTCCCCGAACGGCTCAAACTCAGCCTGCATGGCGATTATCTGAAACTTCTTGTCGGAGGACGCCGACTCTATTTTGAACTCGAAAAACTCCCCGCTCTTGATGAAAAAGAAGTCCTTTCTTGCCGTGGCGTTGCTGGCTGTCCCGGCACTAGCCGAGGAACTGCTCCATGTCGTCCCGCCATCCGTTGACACGTAGGCCGTAAGGTTTAGGCCGGACGAGAGGTCAACATACCAGACAGAAAACCGATAGACAGTTTTCCAAATACCGGCAAACTTTATGTTTAGTTCCGAAAAATCCGTCGCCTTGCTCCTCCAAGACGACACAATGGACGACAGATTGTCCCCCGTGTAGTCTGGCGAATACTCATATACCGGGCCGGAGTCAGCCCCAAGATAATAGGCGTAGTCCGTCTTTATCGTCTGGGACGAACTTAGGGCCGTCGTCATCGTTATCGTGTCCGTCACGGTATTGGAGAACCCGCAACTCCCGGTGAAAGATGGGGTCATGGAAACCGTGTCGGTAACAGTATCGGTGAAAGCACATTGTCCAGAAACCGAGGGCGTCATGACCACGGTGACCGTGACCGTATCGGCAAACCTGCACAGGGTCACCTCGTCCGAGAAGTCTGACGGAACATACGGCTCCCGATATGCCTTCAGTTTGTAGTATAGGCGGGTATTCGGGTAGTCGTAAGTGTTATCATCGTAATAGTCTGTCGGGTATAGGATTGTGTCATAGGACGAGTATTCCCCATCCCCGACCTTCTTCCAGATTACAACATGGTCATACGCATCCATATTCGTCCACGAAACCTGGGTGTATGTCGGGAAGGCGAAAATCTGGACGTTAGCCGGTGCTGGTTCTGGCATCCCCGCCTCCTATACTGCCCCACGGCCGATGGCCGATATCTCGTTGGCAAACGAATACGTATACCACTCCTTATATCTGTAATTATAGACGAACGCCAGTTTTCCCTCGGTCGTTTCCGATACCCACATGACCTCGGCCAGATCCGCCACGTGGCCGCCGAACACTCGCTTCAATTCTGTTTCCCCGACGATACTGAAGAACTTGTTTCGCACCGGCCCACCGATGGACACCGCCTGGTCACCGGACATGATGTAGAAGTCATCCTTACTAATCCAGGCATTCGTCCCCATGAACTCAATCACCCCGTATGGGGCCATACACCCAATCCCCCGCCCCTCGGTCGTCCTGGATATCGGGTTTGTCGCAATCCCGGTGCGAGAATACACATAATAGTGGTCCCGCTGGTATATGACGAGGCTCGGCCCAACCTTCCCCAAGCCCGTAATGTAGTCGGCCGTTTCTAGAAGGGCCAGGCTTCCTGCGGTGCTATCCGTCCAATCCGTCGGGTCGTTTTCCTTCGACCACATAATTGTCGTTGGGGCACGATTGCCCCCGACATAAACATCCCCAAGGAACAGGCGATTGGCGTATTCAATACAATACCGGGCCTTCACGGCCGAGGCATAGGCCAGGTCTGCGGCATACCCTGACGCCCCCCAATACTGCGTGAATATCCCGCCATTTGTGAAACAGAACTTGTCGCCCACAACGGCCCACGACCACCGCTCATCGGCGGGGACAGAATAGACCTTTCTCCCCTTGTATGCCTTGGCCGGGGCAAAGGCACCCGTTGTCCCCGTGTATGACGCCGTAAGGGTCAACTGCGTGTCGCTATCCACACTCTGGATGGTCGCCCAATTAGAATCGGGCTCGGCCGTTGAAGAATGGTCAATATCAAGAATGAACTTGTCCCCGGCGGCGAGATACTTGTCCCCATTCGCGGCCGCCGTATTCCACGCCGTCCCCGACCCCGTGACAACCGCTCCGGAGATATTCGACACGCCCCCAATCGTAGTGGTGTCCGTCTTATACGACCACGTTCCGCCAGACTCCCGAGTCATCAGGTCCGTCCCGGTTAGATACATGGTATACCGCGACCCGGAAGTTGTCTGGAAAATGTCAATCCCGTAAACAGCTGACGGAAGCGACCTGTCGGTAGAATACCCCGGCCGCTTTTTGAAACTCCCCTGCTCAATTCTCCCGTTCGAAACCCACGGAGAAAATCCGGGGGTCACAAAAAGGGCCGGGGACTCAGTAGACAGGGCATGCTGAACCGGCTTTATCGGGTAAATGAGCCTAGCCATGATGGGTCCCCCAACGCTCCCCCCATTAGGCGTGGACAATCTTGTATGTCAGGGTAAACGTGTCGCCAGACAGCAACGACCGCGAAGCCGAAAGGGCACTCTTGGCGATGAATTTCTCACCCGATGACCCGTTTGCCACCCCGACCTCGGCAATCGTCTTTGACCCTGAGGCCGTCCACGTATACACCCATTGGGACGTATCCCCGGCAACGGTCGTGGTCACGGTAGAAACTGTGCCGACAACCCTTGCCAGACCAGAATCAGTAATTTCCGTGTCGAGATGCGGGTGGGCGGCAGACTCAGAGGCCGTCCCAGTCCCGCATCCGACATACGTGGCCACGGTGGCCGAACTGTTCAGGGCACTTGCGGCCAGGGCCAATCCATAGTTTGTCATTCCCATTGTCTACCCCCTATCATCCCCATTATGCTCTCTAATTACACTCTCCGGCCGCCTAATACGACGGCCGAGCGATTGATTCCGGCGTCGGCCGGAAACCCTCCCTACGGGCCTTCTCCTCGGCAGAATAGATGCTCTGAAGTCCGACAATCATCTCAAGGGCCGTCTTCTTCGCATATTCGGCCCGCTCCGGCTCGTTCAGCCAATTCCTCCCGAACCAGACGGCTAGTTCAAGAATAACGTCATCCCATTCTTTCCCCAGGACCGTGTAATTATACGTCGCCCCGTCAAGGTCATTGACCCGCAACTTGTAGTATACCCGCATCACATAGGCCGCATCCGGGGTCTGATACAAGTAAATATAGCCCCCGCTCCGGTGCCAATAACTCGGCTGGCTTTCCGAAGATGTGTCCGCCCTGTCGGTCTTCCCGATGTAGTCCGGCCAAGACATCCAATCGAGCCTCTTCTTGTTTGTCGTATCGTAAACCTCGCGGACGAGAAGGGCGTCGGTCGGGGTCGAAATATATGCCGTCCCGTCAACGGTCGTCGTCCCCGTGACCGTCGATGTCTCCAATTCCGGGAAATACAACGCCCTCCTCGACCCGAGCGGCTTGTCGCTCATGGCGAGAAACCGATACGCCTGGTTCACAAACTTCCGCAGATAGTTCGTCGGGGACTGAAGAGCCGTATTGTTCCCGAGCCGAAGAAGAAGATAATCCTCGAAATTAGCCGTCGTATACGCTCCCATTCCTCACCCCCTAATCCCCCCGGTCAACCCCCGGATTCTACCGCTCCAACTCAAGCACGCCCTCGTTGTCCACACCAAAAAGAATCTCGCTCTCCCTCAATACACGGAGGGTGTCCCCCATGATTTTGAACCTCGGCATTTCGACCACAACCCCCGAAAAATACCCGACAGCGACCCGCTGGCCAACCCTGTAAAGCCTAACATCCGGCCCCGCACCAATCACTTCCCCCCGTCGGCTCGGAACACTATGATTGTCCGGGAGGATGATTTTCCCGTCCCCGTATTTCTCGGATTCAACCGGGTCCAAAAGGACCACTAGTCGATCCCCCGCCGGCATGAGCCTCATTCGTCGTCTCCTTCCTTGATGTCAACTTTCATGTCGCACCAATCTCTAACGGGCCATGTTGCGAAGTAGTGGTCGTTACAATAACGCTTTCCGTCCCGCTCGATAAGCAACGTCTCGGGATACAGTCTCCCGTATCCGTGTTTACTCCCCTTGCCGTTCGCCGTGAGCATGTTATTCCCGCCGGTCCCGCCGTTGATTTCCTCGTTGTCCTGGAAAATATACCCATCATCATCGACGCCGGTTCCCGAGGACAATTCAATGACCCCGGCGGCATCCCCGCCGGCCCATGAGCCAGATTCGACGTTGACAGACACAACAACGGCCGTGTCGCCAGACGTGGCCCCGGTTAGCGTTTCCCCGGCAATCGGGGCGACACTCCCGGAATCAAAGTCCAAGGCATACGTGACCGCGTTGTCCCCGCACCAAGTGCAGGACCGATACTTCTCCCCGGCAAGACCATTCTTCGGCCAGGGGACAGATGTCAGTATCATTTCTCACCCGACTTAGCCAAGAATCTGTTTTCGACCCACTTCGGGGGCTTGCGCTTCCGATATTTCTTGGGGACGTTGACTCCCGCCCGTTCCTTGGCCGCGTCCTCCCGCTCCTTCTCCAGGGGGGCCATGTCCACGCCTTCGGGGACGGCGGCAATCCGTTCCTCAAGCT